TAAGTTTCTTTTTCGTTAAGTAATTCACGCGAACATTCTTCAATTACTTCAAAAGAAAAATTTTCTAGGCCATATTTCCTAAATGCTCTATATAAATATTTATCATATTCACGGCCTTTAATTTGCGAATTACGTTTATGCTGTCGCCATCTTTTATTTATATCTACTGATTGACCGATGTAAATTTTTCCGTTAATTAAATTAGTAATTTTATAAATACCTATCATAAAATAACCTCCATTACTTTTCTCATAAGAAAAGTAATTTCGCCTAGTCCTTATTATATCATTTTCTACTTATTTAATACGGAAAAATCTACATTTTCAAAAAGAAATTCTCTCCTGGGGTCTACGTCATTTCCCATTAGCATATTTAGCATTTCTCCCGCGGCCTGAATATCTTTTACAGTTAAAACTTCTACTCGTCGTTCAGTTGGGTGAAGCATTGAACGTTCCATATCATCGGCTCCGAGCTCACCCAAGCCCTTTGCCCTTGTCATCATCCATTTCTCATGACCTTTACGGATTTTAGCAAGCTCTTCATCATTATAAGCAAATAGTTTTTGATTACCATTTTCTAACTTATAAAGCGGAGCTCTTAACCAACAAAGTCTACCCTCTTTAATAAAGTCCGGCATAAGAACATAAAACATTGTAGCAATTAGACACATAATATTGTAGCCATCCGCATCCGCATCAACTGCAATAGCAACCTTACCATAATTTAATTTCTTGCTATTATAACGATTTTGAATACCACATCCAAGTGCCATAATAATATCAGAAACTTCCTGATTTTCAAGACATTCATCAAGTGGGTGCTTTAATAGATTTTTTACTTTTCCGCGCACAGCATATAAAGCTTCTGTATTAACATCTCGCGCAGGCATAAGGCCACCAAGTGCGGAATTACCCTCGCACACAATTAGCATTGAATCTTGGCCGTGCTTTTCGCAATCCTTAAATTTATCGGAAGAAGTAATTTTTTGTTTCTTATGCTCCGTTTCCTTCTTTTCCATATTAAGGACTGCATTACGAGCTTTTTCTGCTGCGGCTTCTGCTTTTTCAACTTTCTTTAACATCTCTACAATAGTGTTAAATTCACTATTATATTTAATGTTCATTTCTTTTAAGGCAGAAGTAAAAGCAGTTGTAGCAAGGGTTCGTAGTGACGGATTGTTAATCTTTGTTTTAGTTTGATTAGCGAATGAAGGATTTTCTACCTTACAATTAATTACATAAAATAGATTTTTACGAATATACTCACCATCAAAGTTTTGTCCTGATAGATTATTAAAAGTTTTAGTTATTGCCGCGCGAGCGCCGGTTACTGGTGTGCCAAGTTCTGGACAACGAAGACCATTTACAAATACATAAGGAGTTTCGCGCTTAGTTCCCCACTGAAAAGCGATTTCTACGCTATCAGTTCCGTCAGAAGCAGAAGCAGTAATGATATGCTTCTGTAGGGGTTTTTGTATACTTTCTTTTACGAAATCTACAATACCTTCTTTTGCACAAAATACCTTTATTTCATTATCATTATCATTAGAAACAATAAATTCAATACCAGGATATAGATAAGAAATATCTTTTATATCAGAGCAAATACGTTCATAAGAATAACCAATTTCGCCATTAGAAAAAACTTCTGGGTCAGGCTTAAAACGAACATATGTTCCATTCTTGTCCTTGGTCTTTCCTTCTTTATAAGTAATTAGATTACCTTTCTCAAAAAATGCACAAGCACACTTACCATCACGATTACTTTGAACTTCAAATTTTTCAGAAGAAAGACAAGTGCAACTTGCTCCTAAACCATTGAGGCCGCTGGAATTTTTGTAAGCATTATGATTAAATTTGCCGCCAGTATGAGATTGCGTATAAACAGATACTAGCACGTTTTCACCATTTTCACGAATACCAAAAGGAACGCCGCGACCGTAATCTCTTACTGCTACTGTGTTTTCTTTTTCATCTACTTCAATTTCAATACGTTTGCCGAAACCTGCGAGAGCTTCGTCGGTGCTATTATTAATAATTTCCTTTAAAGCCTGATATATTCCTTCTATATCATCCGAACCCAAATACATTTGAATACGAGTGCGGACACCAGTGCGAAAATCCAAGCTTTCAATGGAGTTAATGTCATAATTCTGATTCACATTATCCCTCCTTTTCTTTACATTTTATTATACCATAAATTAAAAGAAAAGTCAAACTTTTTATAGTTTGACTATTATAAAGGTAATGAACAATAAGGACTAATTTGCGTCCATTCCTTAAAACTAATGCCACCGCACAAGAATTTTTCATATAAATTGTAACAGCAAATATTAAGATAAATATTATTCATTTTTTTAGCATAGACTTCTTTAAGTGATAAAAGCGTATAATCTGGTTTAAGTGTAACAATCTTATCCCAAACGCTATTCATTGTACGATAACCACGTCGTGTCATTTCTTCTCGCACATAATAGGCATAAGAAATAAGATGGTCAAAATCATAATCTATTATAAAATTAACTAAAATATGATTCGGAGTTCCTTTCTTTTGAATAGAACCGACACAGGCCGATACCTCACGCCATTGTGCCACCAATTGTTCGCGCGGAAGAACTTTAATTAAAGAAGTATGCCATAATCTCATTCGTGAGAAATTCTCCTTTCAATTTCTGTCATAATTTCTAAATAATTATGAACTAAAATATCATAGACTTCAGCCGCGCCATTAGTCATTGGATGCGAACATTCGTTGAAAAAATCATTTGCATCACGACGCATATAAAAATATTCATCAAGGAGTTCTTCTAAATCCATTTCTTTATAAGACATTGGTATTTTCCTTTCTTATTTTGTATATTTATTATAATATAAATTAAAGAAAAAGTCAATAAGCAACATGCTTAAAAATTTCAGGTTCTTCTGCTTCAAAGAAACCTTCTTTTTCATTATCCCAAAGAAAATACATTCTAGAAGTTCCGGCATAATATAGGCCGGGAAAACGACAGAGAATAAAACCAGCATAATAACAAGTTTCTTGAATATCACACCAATTTTCATTCATTGCTTGGATCGCAGTATCAAGTTCATAATAAAATCCCATATTATCCATACAACCTGTGTCTGGCCAACCAGAAGGAACATCTCCTTCTGGCTTGTGATAAATCATTTCCTTATTAGGGTATTCAAAAACCATAATTTCAAAAATTGGGTTTGGGCTATTACCATTTTTATCTTTATGTTTTTCTTGATACCATTTTACATAATCTAACATTTCTTGGTATTTAGACATAATTACTCCTTTACGTTAATACCGTCTTACACACATAATTCCCATCAACACCATTTAAAGCAATACTGTGTAATCCCCATCGTTCCCAGCGATTAATAACTTCTTTAATAGTTTCTAAACAATCAGCTAAAGAAGAATTAAAAAATTCAGAAGCGCTAGCATAAGTCATTAAAGAAGTAGATTTATCAGTAATTTGAATGGTTACAATATGTTTATTTAACGCATAAGCATAACCATTTTCCCAATTGGTTCCCGCGGTGCTCTCGCGGCCAGGAGTAATCATAACAAATGTATCGCATTCTTGAATTGCTTTAATATCAGCTTCAAAGACTTTTCGCGCCCATTCTTCTTGTGGAATATCCCAAGCATTTTCAATTTTAAGTTCCCAAGGGCAGTATACTTCATACCCGCCATACTCGCGGAAAACTTTTGCGATTTGAACCATATTATAACGGTTTTCGGTGTCACAAGGGCCGGCAAGATAGATTTTCATTCTTACTCCTTTAATATTGTTTCAATTCTTTTTTTAGATTGTTCATAATATTCAGGGTTAATTTCACATCCAATAAATTGTCTGTTAGTTTGAATTGCGGCAACGCCAGTAGTTCCACTTCCGCTAAAACAATCTAGCACTATATCTCCTTCATTAGAGTGTTTTATAATAAGTTCTTTAATAAGTTCTAATGGTTTTTGTGTTGGATGAAATCTTCCTTTATCATGACAAATAGGATATTGATATAAACCATTATCATAAGAACTATTAAATGTTGGTTTAGATTTTTTAATACCTAATACCGCAATTTCACGAGCGTTAGATAAATAATTTATTTTACTATTAATTGGAACAGGATTTGTTTTTAGCCATTCAATAAAACGAATTTGTTTAAATTTATTATTTTCATAATAACGTTTTATAGTTTCAATTTTCCATAAATCGTAAAAACAAATCATTGTGCCGCCATCTTTTAAAATTCTATATCCTTGTTTAAAAACTTCTTCTAAATTAGTAAAATTTTTATCCCAATCTCCAAAATCCATTGAAATACGAAATCTATCAGTATCAGTCCCAGTAAGTTCTCCATTTTGAAAATTAGTTTCACGCGAAATTTCATAAGGTGGGTCAATTAATATTAAATCTATAGATTTTGAATCTATAGACGGTAAAAAATCAAAACAAGATTTATTTTCATACTGCATATTTATCACGCCTTATTAAAATTAATTGATATTATTTTATTAAATTGAATTGGGTCATACCAATAACAACCTTCACAAGTCTGACTATTAGCATCACCTTTGACCCAACCGACACTATAACCTAAAACAGTAGCATCAAAACGTTTACATTTATTACGACATTCTTTACAATGCTGACGCTTAGCGTCATTTTCAGCCTTACTTAAGCATTGAAAAGCCTCAATAGTAGTAGCTTTTTCAGGATAACGTCCATCCTTATGGTCACATTCATTTTGCGAATGGACATAAAGAATACTACTTGGACGAGCAACTATTTCATTACGAATAGTAGCAGGAATTGAATGGTCTCGCGTAATAGTAGTATTAAAACCATTTAAACGAATGGCTGCGATACGTCGCCGACCAGAGGTACTATATTGTTTTTCAACTATAAATCGTTTAGCCAGAGGGCCATCACTACGATTCCAATCTCCACCATT